AGAATATGAAAGGTACACACAAGCCAAATCTCAAAAAATCCGAGGTAATCCAATGTCATTTAAAGACTTAAAAAAACAATCCTCTCTAGGTTCTCTAACCCAGAAATTGGTAAAGGAAGTGGAGAAGATGAACAATACTGGTGGAGGTGCTGATGAGCGTCTCTGGAAACCAGAAGTAGACAAGACTGGTAACGGTTTTGCTGTTCTACGTTTTTTACCAGCTCCACAAAATGAAGATATTCCCTGGGCAAAGATGTATTCACATGCATTCCAAGGACCTGGTGGTTGGTATATTGAAAATTCTTTGACCACAACTGGCAAGAAAGATCCAGTCTCTGATTACAACAGGGAATTATGGAACAGTGGTAATGAATCTGATAAGGATACTGTTCGTAAGCAGAAGCGTAAGCTTTCTTACTATGCAAATGTCTATGTTGTAAAAGATCCTACTAATCCTCAGAATGAGGGTGGTGTATTTCTTTACAAGTTTGGTAAGAAGATCTTTGATAAGATCATGGAAGCAATGCAACCAGAGTTTGAGGATGAAACTCCAATCAATCCTTTTGATTTCTGGCAAGGTGCAAACTTCAAGTTGAAGATCGTTAAGAAGGATGGTTACTGGAACTATGATAAGTCAGAGTTCGAAGCAGTATCTCCTCTCCTTGAAGATGAGGATGCATTAGAAGCAATATGGAATAAAGAGTATTCTTTAGTTGCTCTTACTGCTGCTGATCAGTTTAAATCTTATGATGATCTTGAGAAGCGTCTTAAGTATGTCCTAGGACAGAAACCTGCTCAACGTCGTGTATTTGATGAGGAACTTGAGGACGAGAGTGAAGGACGTGGATCAGTAACTGCTGATTATCCATCATCTAAACCAGATTTTGCTAGTCGCAAAGCACCTGCTGCTGTAGCATCTGCTAGTCAGGACGAGGATGATGCACTGAGTTATTTTCAGAAACTTGCTGAAGAGTAACTATGAATAGAGTTTAATATTTTCGGCTCTTTTAAGGGTAGGGTTCACATACTGTGTGGACCCTTTTTTATATTCCATTGCTATTTCCATATCATCTTTAATTACACCCAGATATTTTGGTTTCAATAAGTAAATATCTCTTTTTTTATCTTCTATTCTTTCTTCATAGACTAGATTGGTTATTTCAGTGGTACAATCAGCACTAAGTACGGTCACTTCTCTTCCTACATTAGAATCAAAGTAAGTAACACTATAATCTGATTCGCATTCTAATCCTTTAGGAACAATAACTACATCTAAACTATTTTTTACTTCAACTGTTTCATAATGATGTGCTGAATTGAGATTTTCATAGGTTTCATATTTGTCTAAAAGAAATCTATCAAAATCATTTTGTAACATTGGCCATTCAGTTTGAACATTAACTATATTATTGCAAGTAAGTACTAACCAATCTAATTCAGAACTTCCGTAATATTGATAGGCAACGTTATCTGGTCTGTCGTCCCCGTGAATTTTAAATTTTGTATGAAGTGCTAGATTTTCTAGGATATCTTGTTCAAGAGCACCTCTTTTAAATAAATTTTTTACAGTAATATAATCGGATATATGAGCATCCGGCATTCTACTCACATACTCAAAATTTGGGACTTGGCTAAAGTAATCTGACATTTTAGTATCCTATTTCGTTGTCATTATCTGAATAATCACTGCTGAATACTGGTTCAAGTTCTTGAAGTGCCATTGTTATTGAATATGCAGTCATATGACCAGTTTCAAAGGTTGCATAGTTTCCATCAGGTGTATATTGGGTAGTTAAAGATGTCATTGCACATTCTTTAAACTTATTTAAGTATTTGTGTGGATTACCTCTGTGCATATAGGTAAGTTTCCATGTATTTGGTGATGAAAGGAATAGATTTGCTCCTGCTGTTTGGGGTGCCATTCCTACTTTAAAGAAGTTGATAATCTTAATAATTTCGTTTGCTTCTTCTCTACTTCTTGCAGCAAGTTTCCAAGTGAAAGTAAATGGTCTCAATGATGGATCCTTAAATAATAACTCCATATTTGGATTTAGGATTTGCCCAGTAGTTCTAGTTAGAAGTTGAGCACCAGTTCCAGATGCCATGCCAGCAATACCTTTGGAAAGTGCATCTTTGACTGCTTTATCATTATTTTTTATATCATTAGCCATTCCTGCTGCTTTATCTGCCATTGCACCAAAACCACCTTCAATACCAGTCAGTGCTAGGTTTGCCATTGCAGTTTCAACTGGACCCATTTTATCACCACCCCAGCTCACTGCATTAGAATCACTAATTCCTCCTGGAATTGGGAGTATTACTGATCCATTTGTCCTATTAGCAGTTCCTTCTCTTTTTTCCCATCCACCAAGACTACCTCCAGATGATCTTTTCTTTGGTGCATATACTAATCTATCAATCTTAATAAAATCTTGAGCATTGCCTGTTCTTCTTAAGGTGACAGGATATACCATTACTTTACCACGACTACCTCTTCTACCTCTATTATTGCCAAAGAGTGCTCCTAAAGCAGCGTTTCCAATATCTGCCCAACTACCTCCACTAAGAGCAGTATCTAATGCACTGCTTGCAACATTACTAAATCCACTATCTTGAATACCTCTGAAACTTGCATCTGCAGTTGATGCTCCTGGTGGTGTATATCCTATATTTCCTGAATTTGTTCCATAAATTGCTTGTGCAGGAGGTGGTTGAGTTTTTCCATCCCATTCTCTCCTAGCAACTTGAAGAGCTTGTGATCTTACTTTTCCTATCTCTCTAGCTGAAGAATAATGTGATTTCTCTGCACTAGATGTATTGTTATTTGGAGTAAATTTTCCTCCTTGAGGTATAGTACCTACACTGGTTTGTGTTGTTGTTCCATTATCTGTTACAAAGCGGTTAACAGTAATTTCTCCACTTTTTGCATTAGTTATGTAGTAATATTGATTGCTTCCCAGAGAACCACCAGGCTTTACCCTATTCTTTACAGCGTTAGAACCGTAAGTTGCTGATGGTGCAAAAGTCTGAGACATTATAGAAACTTTTTATTTATTTAGGAGGGATTTTGTATAAATTTTGCATAAGGTATAGCAAGTAAGTCA